ACTTAATCCACTTTGAGCAAGTAGTGTAAATCCTGTTGTAAGTAAAGAAACTCCCAACAAAAGTCCACCAGTACCAGTAAGAGATGAAGCCAAAGCTTTTAAAGCTCCTCCTGTACTTCCTGTTTGGTTTTTTAATGCGCCAAATGCCTCGGCTGTTGCAGTTAAGTTGTTACCTATACCAATAATACCAAATGGAGCATCCTGTGCTATACGGCTAAATTGTAATAATGCGTTTGAACCATTAGCGGTTTGTTGTTTAAACTGTCCTCCAATAGTTCCTCCTGTATCTTTAACAGCAGTTTTTAATTGATTAAGGTTATTTTTAGCATCCTTAATCTGTGCGTTTATTTCCGAAGTATCTAAACCAAGTTTAAGCCTTTCAAGTTTAATTTTTGACAGTTCTTTAATATCAAACTCGACCTCTTTAATTTTTTTGTCAAAGTCCGTTTTGTCCGCTCCTATCTGTACTTCTAACTTACCCCCTGCCATGTTGTTTTACTTTTTCGTGATATTTTTCTAATTCTTTTAAAAATACGCTTCGCATATCTCGTGCAATTCCTGTATTTTTATCGCTCTCTAAAGTTAGGAATTTTTGTTTTGTCTTTGCCATTTTTTTCGGATCTTGATGAGGTGCAATATATGTAACCCACATTATCTCCCTTAACTTCTGCCAATCGTATAAATCCTTCCTCTTGTAAGCAAAAAGTCGAATTTGAAACTCTGCCCACGTCATATCGTAAACCGCTTCCAAACTCGACATTCCTAATTCACCAATAGCAAATGAAATTACATCTTCGCTCCAGTTTATTTTTTCGTTACTATTTTTTTTTTGCTTTTATCCTCTGGAACATCTTTTGTCAAAGATTGAGTGAAAGCTTGAAAAAATAACTTAATAACCTCGCTATCCATTCCAACCTCATCAATCCACTCCGCTACATCAAATGCATCAAAAGGAGCAAATTCATTTTTACGTTTAAACCCAAATGCACAACTGTAATACATTATTAATGGAATCCACTTAAATGGATTTTCAGCCAACTTGGCATCAATCTCATTCATGCCTATATTTTCGCTTTCGAGTAAGTTTCCTAAAAACCCTAATCCAAAATAGAATGTTCTTTTTTCGCCTCCTAATTCAAGTTCGATAAACTTCATATATTATACGCTTGGTTCTTCATTCGGATCAGTAGTTACAACCGCTCCATCGCCATCGATAGTCAATGAGAATGTACTAACCTCATCACCGCTTCCAAAAGTAGCTGATAAATCAGTTATGTAACCTTCGCCATAATACTTAACAGAATCAACATTGTCAACATCTGTATCGATTTTCCAAGTTACCAAAGTTTTAGCTTGTTGCAAAGCAAATAACGCATCGTGTGAAGTTTTTTGGTCATCGCCACCAGCAGTAGTAGTGTCGATATATTCTCCCTCTGCATCGATTGTGTAAGTGAAAGTTCCAGCTGTTTTCTTAACAACTCCAGGGAAACATTTTGTTCTGCTCTCAATAACTGCCAAAGTGGAGCTTAATCCATTTGAAGTTAAACAGGCTACTGGCTTATAAGCCGAAGTGTCCCAAATGTAAAGTATTCCTTTTTCGCCTAAAATGCTCATAGTTTATAATTTTTTAATTATTAATTTTTTTCAAATATACAAATAAATATAAATAATTTACTCTAAAGTTAAAATAACTCGAATAAATGATCTAAATACTGATTGCGTTGTTGTAGTGGTGTTAATTGTCGGAGGATATTCATATCTACTATTTAACACATTATACCCTTGAACTTCTAATCCTTCTATCAATTCTCTTACTGCTATTTTCATATCGTCATTCGATAATCTACTGCCAACATTCCCAGCTCCATTAAAAATCGTTACTAAATCCAAAAGAGTGTATGAAATAAATCGCTCACCACATTTTGTAGGTCGTTCCTCTTCCTCGTTTTGAGTTGATATAATAACATATTCGCTCGGATTATCATTTCCAGTTACTTGCATATCATAACAAGGATATTCTTCGCTTATAACTTCATATAATGCTTTGCGAACCCATTTACTTGGTATTTCCATACTTTGATAATACTTTTTTTAATTTGTCTAAATATTCTACTCTGCCACGCAATAAAGATGGATATAAATAAGGTCTTGGCATTAAATTAATTTTCTTTATTCCTTTGCCTTTAAATTTTATCGCTTGTTCTTTTAATTCTTCTGGTACTTCAACAAGACCTCCAGTTCCAAACTCTACAAATGGAGCATAAGGAGCGATAACGCCTCCAGCTTCAATGGACCAATTAAAATCATCAATTTTAACTGCCTTAATGGATTGGCCTAATTTACCAAAATTAACTGGAGCGGATTGCTTTGCGTACTTCTCAATATTACGAGCAGTAAGTTCAGTAACTCCAGCAATATCTTTTTCCGCTTCTTTGCCAAATCTTCGCAAATCGGAAATAACAGTATTTATGCCCTTTACATTTGCCATTATACAGATGGATTTATTATATTAGTAAAATCCCCTCTTTGTGTAGCTCGGATTTCAATATCGATATTATCCAAATCAATATTTGAAATGCTATCTATATTATAAGTCAATCCGTTGTAAACTATAAAGTTTTCTTTAATAGATACATCCAAAGTGGCACGATTTCGAATGATAAAAGTAGTTTCAACAAAGTTATCATTCTGCCCGTTTTCATTTGTCCTACTTGATCTCGTTGTAACTACATTGGCCCAAACTGTAAAATCTAAATTTGATGTAACTGTATTACCACCATAGCCATCGCTTTCGGTTGTAGTTTTCCAAATCTCTATTTGCTTTGTATATTTACGAGGTTGTGCCATTATACAAATCGTCTGTTTTGATTAATTACTTCCATAACAAAATCAGGTATGCTATTAACAGAATTTTTAGTTTCTGAATTATAATACCAAAAATTAATAATCTGTAATGCACAATCAATTAACTCTATTGGAATATCATCAACTGAATTATAACCAATAGTCAGAGTTACAAATCCATTAACCGTTGGAACGATAGCCTTGTTTATTCTGTAAGTAATATTATATTCCGTTTCTGTATTATCAATAGGGTAATCGTAAACAGTTGCGTGATTTACCAATGCGCAATCCTTATAATAAACTTTCTCACGAGTTTTAAAAATGTGATTTGTTTTTCGTTCAATAAAAGATAAAGCTGAACCAATCATTTGAGTAATCTCATCATCGGTAGCTGTTTGGTCTTCGTCAATCCTTAAATAAAGCTTGGCTTGTTCTAAACTTATAACATCGGTATAATCAGTCATCTTATAGAGGTTCTTGTGTTAATGTAATTGGTTCACATAATTTATTTATATTAATCCAATCTAAATAATTAGCTACTTTGTATCTTTTGTTATTATAATCAGAATATTTAATAATAATAAAATCGCCTCTATTATCATAACCTTTGGCAATTATATTATAACATTTTTGTTGTTGCTGTTCATTCTCTGATTTATCAGTTGAACAACTAATTAATACACACACTAATATAAATAATATTTTTTTCATATTTCAAAGATATAAAAAAACCCTTTACATAATGCAAAGGGTTTAATTAATTAAAAATATCTGTTATACAGATGGAGCTTCAACATTGTCAAAATCACCAAAAACAATAGCTAATGGTTGCTCTACTGCTAAAGCAACTTGTGCCTCGATACGAGCTGTAATATTGTTTTTTACAAAGTTTTCTCCTTCAGTTTCAGAAAACTCTAAAGATAATCCCTCTGTTACAATTTTGTTAACTCTAGTCCAATCCCCAACAAAGTATTTACCTTCTGAAACCCAAGTAGCTTGGAATACAGGAATACCATTGATTCTCAATACACCTCCATCAACAGTAACAACCCCTGGAAGTCCATAACCTGCTCCAGCTGATTTTTCAGTGATTAAAATATCCCAATAGTCAGATGGTCTAACTACAATTCCATTTACTACATAGTTTGCATTTTGTTGAGCAGCAATATCAGCAATAATAAGCTCGATTTTGTTAGCTCCAGTAGAAGTTGATTCAGTAGCTTTGTCCTCTAATACTGTGTTAAATTCAGTATTTTCAGCAATAGCATAATCTCTTCTCAACGCTCTTGGAATGAATGAAGTTAAAAATGGTAGGTTGTTTGCCATTTTTTTAGAATAACGAGCAAACCCAGCGATGAAGTCAGTATTAACATCCTCCATAGTGATGTCGTAATCTTTTTGGTTTTTGCTGTTGCCTTCTGTTTGAACTCCGATTGAACCATCGCCACCAGTCTCAACAGGGAAAGTATAAGTACCACCTGCAATATTAACTGTACCTACTAAATCTGCTACGTTTACTAATTGCCCTGGAAGTGCTACAACTTCGTTGCTGTAAATTCTTGGCTGATCACCAGTAAGGTTGTCAGTTATACTCATATCTCCAGCCTCTTTAACTTGTACTGCATTTCCTTTTCTTACTTTAGAAATGTTATCAAAGTTATCGTTTATAGCTTTTACCAATACATCAACATTTTTAGTTGAAACTGCTTTATCTTGAAGTTTCATATCTAATTTATCAGCATGGTCTTGAACTGCTTTTAAATCAGCAGTAAATTTAGCTTCAAGTGCATTTTTAACACTTTGTAATTCTGCATCAAAAGTAGATACTATTTCAGCAGTTAATTTTGTTTCAAACGCATCGATTGCGCTTTTTACTTCTGCGGTTGTTTTTGTTTCTAATCCGCTTTTAATCTGTGCCAATTCGGCTAATAATTTTTCGTCCATTTTTATTTTAAATTTAACGAGTTTCTAAATTGTTTTAACGTGTCTAATATAATCGGCTCATCATTCGGAGTGTCAATATTTGACGGCTCGTTAGTAAGTGATTTCAATAATGTTTCAATCTGTCTTAATCTCTCGTCAGAGTAAGGCAAATTATATGCTTTTGTTATTAGTTCCATAAGTCCATAATGGCTTTGGATGGATTTTATATCCTGTACTGTTGATAGTTGATTAGCACCCCAAGAAGATAAAAAAGAATATTCCATTAACTTATATTCTTTTATAATGCTTTTATCTTTATTGTCTCTTTGCATTACTCTATAACCAATACTTAACTCCGCATTCAATCCAGTATCATACATAAGTTTGACATCGGTAAACATATCTTTACCTAAATCCTTATTCATATTGAATTGAGTAGTTGTCAAAAGTCCGTAAGTATCTTTGGTATCAATAGTCAAAGGCACTCCAATCATCATAGTTGGATTGTGGTCCTTTAATACCCGAATGCGTTTAAAATTCTCACTTACTGTTTTATCAAATGAACCATAAGCGGAAATATCTCCATCGCTATCTTTAAAGTTGTAGACATTAGCATAGGCAGTAACCACGCCCTTTTTTTCGTCTAATTCTTTTAAATCGTATGCTAATTGTTTAAATTCCATATCGCAAATATATTAATTATTTTAATTTAACCTATTTTTTTTCTTATAGGCATTCCATTTTCATCTTCTTTTATAGTATAAACCACTTTACATCGGCAGTTTATTATATTCCCTGCTGTTCCTTGTGGATCGCCCGGATATTCAATTTCCTCACCACCAACAAAGAATGGCCTATCTGCATCTACTGTAACGCCATTCATATCTAAATGGTCAAATGGCGATTTAGGTGGCCTTCGTGTTCTATTGTCTTGTGCGCTTACCCAAGTTTTTTGTAAAACAAAATCCGAGTTTTCGGCAGCTAATGTAGTGGCTAAATTTGTGGCTGTTGTCGTTTCTGTTCGTGCAATTCGTAAAGCCTGATATTTAAACCATCCAAACTTATTTTGCAAATTACGAGTTATGTCGGCTACTGACAAATTATTTTCATAACCATCTGCAATAACTTTTATAATTGCTTCAATTAATGTTTGATGAACTGATACTATTCTCAAACCTGCATTTGTATTAAGCCAACTATTTAAAATCATATCAAAGTCAAATTCTTGTTTTAACTGCCTTGCTGTTCGTTTAAATTGTGGCTCTACTAAAGCTCTATAAACTTCTCTGTAAATATCTTTGATTTGGCTTTCAGTTACATTTGAAATTATCAAAGCATTATAAGTCAATCGTGATAAATTATTAAACGGAATATTATTAACGATTTGTAAAACTTTGCGTCTTACAATTCGATAAGCTTGTAATTCCTGTCTAATTCTTAATTTATCCATTCTGTAAATCGTTTATAGTTGGATCATTTAAATTTACAATTCCATTAGGGATATAAATCTCATTCATCATATCGTCATCTATTTCCTCATAGTTGAATACCTCTCTGCGCTCGTTCAAAGTTAGTGGAACTGCATTAACCCAATCGGCCATTAACTTCATATCCGGTTGCATTTCTGGTAGTTCACTTATATCAAACTCTAACTCTGCATTCTCATAACCTTTAAACTTCTGTATAAACTCTGGATTCATATAAGATGCAAACAAATCTAAATCAGGCTTGATGTTGTCAATTATAACTCTTTTACGAGCTTCAATAAGTGTATCTGTAAAGCCACCGCCTCCAGTTGTTCGTCTATCTTCATTTAATAAATTAACATCCCAATTTAAACAGTTAGCTAATGTTCGTCTGTCATTGCTTAAAAAGTCAAATGGTCTTAATTCATCGGTTGTAAGTGAAATGCGAGTAAAACCTATCTTTGCCGATGCACCGGCTATATTTGATAACCTTGAGCTATCCAAATCCATTTCAACTAAACTCTGTTTAAGTGATTGTGCTTGGTCGTAAGTTAATGGACTTGCACCATCCCCAGCGTGAATGAATCCGTAAACACCGCTGTTTTGAGAAGTTTTTACATTCGTATCAATAAAACTATTTGAGCTGTTGATGTTTCTAACTGCTGCCATTAATTCACTACGGCCATATAAATGAGCGCCATTGTTATCGTAGAAAGGATTAGTTCTTTTAATATGAATAATGCTATCAAAAGGAAATTTAACATATTGATTGCCTCCGAACTGCATAATATAATGGTCGATAGGACTTTCAACGGATAACATATTAGCATTTGGTTTTAATACTATTTGCATCCAATGAGCTGGAAGTATATAAAGTTGTAATGGCTCTCCCGCTCGCGCTCCTTCCTTTGGTGACATCTTATAAAAATAAACATTACCGCAAACCTTTAAATAAACCTTATATAAAAATAATATATCATTCCACGTTTGTACCGGATTAGGTCTATCAATCGGCATAGGCATTTCGCTATCTGTTTCGTAAGCATCTTTTTTAAGAAGTTCAATAGCTCTCTTTTGTTGGATGGTTAATTCAGTTGGATAACGTTTTATTTTCTTAACCGCTTCCTCATCCGATATTTGCTTTATGTAGTAAGGCACGACTGTTGTTTTGGATGCCATTTG